AGAACAGAAGTGGTAAACAATCTTTAACAACAGAAGAACTAGATAACCTTGACTTACAGATATTAGAACAAGTTGGAGACCTAGCGTATGAATCTAGTTACAAGAATATTAAAGTTGTTGTACCTGATTCTCCACACTTACTCTTAGATGTTAAAGGTTATGCTATGGGTTTCACTCACGGACATCTTACGGCAGGTGGTGGAACGCCTGCAAAGAAGATAGAGAACTGGTGGAAGGGTCAGATGTTTGGATTAAACGAAGCAGGAGACAACCCAGTTGGTGTTGCTCGAATGATTGTACACGGTCACTATCATCACTTTACTGCCGTTCAGCAAGGTGGAAGAACAATTATGGGAGTACCTGCTATGAGTCCTTCTGATGATTTCCAAACAAGAACAGGTTACTCAACATCAATGGGTGTGGTAACTATGACTGTAACTAAAGACGGTTGGGATAATCTAAAAATCTTGTAGTTGCCCTATACCATAATCTCAGATTATGTGTAGTGTTTTATAAAATACTTGCAAACTTAATTTGTAAATATAATCAAAGATTGTATTGTTATGTATATAGAGATTAAGAGTCAGTCTCTCAAAGTAGCAAGACTCCAAAGTGAGAGCCACACTATAAAACGAGGGGCAAGGCAAACCTAACTCAAAGCAAAGAGCTTTGAAGAAGATATCAGTTCGTATGAAAATGAAACTTAGGGAAGTAATTAGCCCACTTGTTAAGTAAGTAAAGTAAGGAGTAAGAAGTAATAACAGGCGTATCAACTTCAGGATTGAGAATTTCCATTAAAAAATAATTTAAAGAAGGATTGGTATAAATCTTAACTAGCCTAATGCGTAGATATCTTCTACAAAGTTCTTTGTAACTGAGTTCTTATGGATATGAGTAGTTGTTTGGCAAGTAGTTCAGGAATGTACCTGCCTTTAGTTGTAATACTTTAGGGCTACGCTATAAAGCATATATTGATTCGAAGCAATAAGAACTACTTAAAATTTATAAACCATTAAGTAATCACGCCTATATAGGTAAGCCGAACAATGTTAGATAAGTAATTTAAGTATGCAAACATAAACGCTCATATCCGTAAGGACTCAGTACTAAGTCCTTATGGATATGAGTAGATGTTTGGCAAATTCGTTGGAAGCCTTGTGCGAAGTATCGGTTGTACCTGATACTGCGAATGTTAGATGTAAAGAGTATTTAAGATAATTTAGCGAGAAATTTACATTGTTAAAGCATATATTGATTATAAGCAATATGAACTACTTAAATATGTTGGAAGTAATACCTTTAAGGTTGAGAAGAATACCATTAAATGCAATCAACTTGGACTTGATTGGCGTATTTAGTAAGCAAACATATACGCTCATATCCGTAAGTTCTTTGTAACTGAGTTCTTATGGATATGAGTAGTTGTTTGGCAAGTAGTTCAGGAATGTACCTGCCTTTAGTTGTAATACTTTAGGGCTACGCTATAAAGCATATATTGATTATAAGCAATATGAACTCATATAAGGCGAAGGTCTAGTTTAGCTACGACATCTAAAGGTACTTATATGAAGCAAACATAGACGCTCATATCCGTAAGGACTTAGTTGATTTGAGAGATTAAAGATATAGGTTGTGAGAGCAAGTACAAGTGGTGGCTACTCTCATCTCAGGTGGTCGTAGCGTAATGCACGAGCCATATACGGAAGGGTATATAAGCCTGAAATACTACATACTAGGTTAGGTGGCGTTATCGCCACGCTGGGTTAGGGAAGAAGTGTAGGTATAAATTATTCTTTGTAAATAAGAATTGTTGATATTGTTTTCCACAAACAATATCGAGTTTATATCAATTAGTATGGTGGATAGTTAGCCTGTATCTTTAATCTCTTAATAAAAGATTGCATAAAATAAATCCAAGATTAGTATAAGTAAAGTATAAAACGGAGTTGATATGACAGATGAAATAACACTTAGAGGATTTGTACAAGGACGAGTAGATATTGTCGTTGAGCAAAGTTATGGTAGGCAATACAAAGCAAGTGGTTGGATAAACCTTGAGCCTGTATTGAGCTATCAAAGACCTATTGACGTGCTTAAAGCAGTCACTAACTTAAACAAAGAAAAGTTCCAACAGTTTAAGTTTGTAATAACACAAGGAACGTATGACACAATAAAGAACGGAGAAGAAGAATGATGAATGAATTAGACTTTTATTGGTTACTAATGTGGACGCTTGGTATTCTTGCAGGCATAGGAATTATTCTTATGATTGTAGAAGAAGTATCATTAAAGTATTTTCCACACTTACATAAGAGCGAAGCTAGTCTTAGTGAAGCTCTTGATGAGTTGTATGAGGAACTACAAAACCAAAAAGAAATAAACGTAGCAGAATATCTAAAGGAGAGAGTATGACGCAAGAGATAATGGGTAGTGCTGAAATTGGAGTATGGCTTGGAGTTACTCGTCAAGAAGTAGCTCAATGGAAGTTTCAAGGTAAATTACCTGAGCCTGACTATCAGTTAAAAGCAACGCCTGTATGGACTAAAGAAACATTACTTAAGTGGAGAGAAGATAACGCTTGGGTAGAAGATAGAGTAAATTCTTATAAGGAGTTAGTAAATGGATAACAAAGATAAATTAATTGTACGACAAGTAGCAATCAAGTCAGCAATAGAACTAGCAAGTAGTGGTTACCCTACGCTTAGTTCTAATGAAGATATATTTAAGTTTGCACAAAACATAGAAGATTGGGTTTTGAATCCGTTTGCTCAATCTACTAATTCTGTTGTCAGTACACCTACAACGCAACCAAGCCAACCAAATGTGTCGTCACATAGCCCAGTTGGTCAAGTAGAGCTTAAATGTCCTGCTTGTGCGTCTAAGGTGTACGACAACAGAGCTGACAAGAAGTCAGACAAGAGTCCTAACTTTAAATGTGGGAACAAACAATGTACAGGTGGAAACAATGGATTTCCCTTTGCAAGTTGGTCAGATGATATTCCAATCGAATGTCTCCCTGATTTTAAAGAGCCAAGTGTACCAGTAGCGAAGTCATTAGACGAGCTAGAGGACAATGTATCTCCCTTTTGATACGTACAAGTCTAAGTGAGTCCTAGACGCATAGGACTCACAAAGACTTATAATCTAAACAAAGAAACGGAGAAGAATGAAAATAGAAGCAGATAATTATTTTGCAATAATACCTGAGTGGATATTAGACGCAGACATTAGCCCAAGAGCAAAGAATTTATATTGTATCTTATGGACTTATGCTGATAGAAAAGACAACTCTTGTTTTCCTAGTGTTACCACTTTGTCAAAGCGAGTAGGTGTTAGTCGAGCCAATACACACAAGCTCATCAATGAGCTACTAGACTTGGGTGCTATTACAAAACAAAATCGAGTCAAGGATAATGTTAAGCAAACTAACTTGTATTTCTTAATTACAAGCAAACCTAGTGTCGCAGATGATACCACTACATCTAGTAGTATCGTAGATGATACGAGGGGTAGTACTGCTGACGATACAAGGGTAGTATCGGAGAGAGTACATAGAACTATAACCAATGAACTAAAACCAATAGAACAAGAATATGTGGACGAGCCACAAGTAAAGAAGATTGAGGAAGATGTACTTAAACAACGCAAGGCACTTTACCGAGTCTTTGTTGATGAACTTGGATATGAGCCAAGAAGTCAAATGGAGAAGTCAGGTTGGTTTAAAGTCTGTAAGGAGTTAGCTGAGGTTGGTGTCACAACTGATATGCTTAAAGGCTCAATCCTCGCCTACAAGAAACATTGGAACAACATAGACATCACGCCATACGCAATCAACAAATGGTTTGGCAAGTTTGAAGCTCTAGGTAAAGACGAGATTCGCAAGAAGCAAATGCAGGAGAATCCGACTTTAATATGCGAGGAGAAGGGTCATCAGTTCATAGACCATAACTACTTCTTGTACTGTATTGTGTGCAAATTAGAGCAGAAAAAGTAGATTTTTTTAAAAAAACTTAAAAGTACACTATATGTTGTGGTTTTATACAAAAAAAAGTTATTAAAAGTTGTAACTATTATAATCTTTGATTAGTCTAAGTAGTATGAATGAAACAAATTATAGAACTCTTAAAGCTCAAGACCGTATGTGGTACGGAGACGGAAATAACTCAGACGGAAAAGAACACATTATCGCAGATGTAAGTTTTGAAAAAGACTTTAATCCTTTTTTAGCAAAATCAATTTGTGGCTCTACTTTTAAAACTAGACACAAAGATTCAGCTTACCCACTAGATACAAGCAAAGGTGTAAATTGCATTAGATGTATGATTAAAGCAGGATTCCTTAAGTATGATTCTCCAATAGTTATGAAGTATGGTGCTATGGAAAATTCTGAACAAATTGGAAAAAACTATAAAGTACAAATTGCATTTCAGGATTACAAAGTTGGAGATATTTATGAATATCTTTATACAACTGTATAAAAAAAATCTTTAGAACAAATGTTCTAATAACAAATCTTGTTAGCTCGGTATCATTCGATACCGATTTTGCTATTATGGACGTTACAATGCCAAAAGAAACACTCGCATATAATGATGACTTAGTACAAGCTCTTTGTGATTCAATCGCAACAGGAATGTACGTTAACCTCGCTTGCCAATCAGTAGGCATAGGCACATCAACACTTCACGAATGGAAGAAAAAAGGTCAGCAAGGCATAACACCTTATGACAAAGTATGGAAAAGAATACAGATTGCAGAAGCCAAAGCTATTGAGAGAAGAATTAAAAGAATAGAAGAAGCAGGAGAGAGTGGCTCTTGGCAGGCAGACGCTTGGTACTTAGAGAGAAGATACCCACACTTGTTTGGTAAAAGAGATACAGTTGCTATTGAGAATCAAGATAGTCAAGAAGTTAGACTACGTTGGGCAGACGGTAACTTATTAGAAAAAGCTCAAGAAGAAGAATTTATAGAAGGCGAAGTGATAGAGCCAAAAGGATTAGACAATGGAGAATGAAGATATAAACCAACAGTTCGCCGAAATAATAGAATTTAATAATCTTTATATTGACGCTTTAGAGATTAATGAAGATTTTGATGAGCCAATTCTTGACGAGTTGGTTGATTTTGAAATACCTGCCGTAGTATTTATTCCAATGATTACAGATATGGGATTGATGTATAGTTCACTTCCAATATCATCAAAAGCATTGGAAACATTTATTACTTGGTATAAAACTCAGGAGTAATATGCAATCAGCTTTAGATAATGATGTCTTATCAGGCTTAGATATTCAGTTGCCACCTTTACATTCAGCACAAATGGAAGTTGTAAAGAATATGAAAAGGTTTACTGTTTTATCAGCAGGAAGGCGTTGGGGTAAGACCAAACTAGGCGTATGGCTTTGCCTTAAGTACGCTTGGGAAGGCAAAAGAGCTTGGTGGATTGCACCTTCTTACTCAATGACAAATGAAGCGTGGGCAGATTTAAGAAGTATTGGTATCGAGTATGGTATCAAAGTAAAAGAAGCAGAGCGAACAATCGTAACTGCTACTGGTGGCTCAGTACAAGTAAGGTCAGCAGATGACCCTATGAAACTCAGAGGTGCAGGTCTTGACTTTGTTGTTTTAGACGAGTGTGCCTTTATGAAGCCACAAACTTGGGCAGAAGTTATCCGACCTGCCTTAACAGAGAAAAAAGGTAGTGCATTTTTTATAAGCACGCCAAAAGGATATAACTTTTTTGAGAAATTGTACGCAGAAGCAAATATGCTTGATGACTGGGTTAGATTTACATATCCGACAATAACAAACCCAATTATTGACCCTGCCGAGTTAGAAATGGCAAAACAAGAGATAGGAAGTTTTTTATATGCTCAGGAGTACGAAGCTCAATTTATAGAAGCAAGTGGTGGTTTATTTAAAGCCGATTGGTTTGACCACTACAAAATAGAAGAACGAATAGGAATTGACGAGGAAAAAAATGAAAATACAGAAATTATTTATAAATATAAGGACAAAGAGTGCAGGCTTGAGGATTGCCGTAGATATGCAACTGTTGACCTTGCAACATCAACTAAACAAAGTGCTGACTTCACAGTTATTACTTCGGTGGCAATCACACCTGAGGGCAAGATTCTCATACTGGACATTGACAGAAGAAGATTGGAAGCACCTGATTTACTGCCCTTACTACAAAGAAAAGTGGAACAGTTTGACTTGGCGTATGTCGGGATTGAGCGAGCAGGTTACCAGTTGGCGTTTATACAAATGGCTAAAAGAGAAGGGTTGGTTGTAAAGTCGCTTAAAGCAGATAGAGATAAAGTATCAAGAGCTTATCCTTTAATTGCTCGTATGGAGTCAGGCGACATATTCTTCCCTAAGAACTCAACGTGGTTTGCTGATGTACAAACAGAGTTGCTAAGGTTTCCCGAAGCAGAACATGACGACATAGTTGACTCTTTAGCCTACGCAGTAATAGAATCAAAAGTACGGAAAAGTATAAAAGTTTTGTAAATTAAGTTAAGATAAAAGAGCATAGAGTAGTAGTGCCGATAAGGGTTGCGTCCATTACTACTCAAATGCTCGCAAAGAAGGAAAAGTAAATGGCAGAGAGAAGAAGTTTCAGAGAAGTATTCTTTGGACAAACACCTGAGACAAAGAGAAGTACAGGATATAATTTTTTTAGACAAGGCATAGATAGTAACAACACTAACTACATTCAAGGTTATCAATCATCAGCAGGACAATTTAACGTTCAAGGCTTAGGTAACGGTGCTTCAAACTCAGCAGTTGTCTCTTGCTTACAAGTACTTGGTACTGCCTTCGGAGAAGCAGAGCTTAAGATTTATCAAACAAACGAAGTAGGAGAATTAGACGTACTTCCTAATCATCAACTCTCAATGCTTTTTAAAAGACCTAATCCTTATATGTCAGGAGATGTAGTACAAAACTCTTTAGTACAATCAATGCACATATCAGGAGACGCTTATCTGCTAAAACAAAAGAATGAAGCAGGACAATTAGTCGCTTTGTATCCTCTTATGCCTGAGAATGTAACGCCAAAAGGTAGTGAAGAAACTCTTATTGAATACTATGAATACCAAGTTAAGAATCAAA